ACTCTGACCATGTTTTAGGACGAATGACATCAATTGGCCATCCTTCGATAGCCGCATCTCCCGCCTCTAAATCCATGAATAGTGTCGTATCTGCATCTAAAGTCCGAGCAAGAGTGGTTTTACCCACTCCACTCTGACCACACACAACGATCTTATGACCTTTTTTCTCAGCCATTCGTTGCTCTGCCGTAATTATATTTAAAGGCATTATTCAATCTCCTCAAGTTCATAAGTTGTTGAAGCCATTTCCACAGTCCTATGTGGCTCTAACTTTGATTTAATAGCTGGTGGAGCATTAGTATACTTACGTTCTTCTATAGTAACACTAATCTTTCCATAATGCCTTGCATCTTCTTGATCCATAGTATCAAGAGCTTGCATAAGACCAACTTGATCCCAAGAAACTTTCTTCTTAACATTAACTTTCATCTGTAAGTGGTTGCTATCAGTATTAATAATAACTGTACCAAAGTTTTTATTTTGTGATGCTAGTTCATTACGAGCTTCGTTGTAATGCTTTGCATCTAATACTTCATTGATAAGAGCCAATTCTTTTTTGGCTGTATCAGACTGCTCTTTAATCTCATTCCTATGTTGAAACAGATTCTTAGTATCCATTTCAAAGTAAGATTGAAACATCGTCTCTCGTTCTTTTGTCATATTGACCTCCGTTATTTGTTTACACTAGAAACTTATATATAGCACTAGTTACAACAAAGTCAATACCTGTTCTATCATTTATTTTTAAAAGAGAGCAAAACATCTATCCCATGTATGGCTAACATGAGTTTTTTCTTTAGCTTAAACTCTGGTGTGACAACACCTTTAGCGTCTTCAACAATAAATCTTGATGATCCATCTTCGTCTAATAATAAATATGTATAATCAGCAATGTATTTACATATCTTATGTCCATTAATTTCTAATAGATATGTGATTTGTCTATCTAATTGGTCAACAACACCAGCTCTTTCCATAGCTTTTAGCTGACCCCAACGCTCCGCTTCCCACCTCGAATCAAACTTTAATCCCATTGCAACTGTCTTTTTTGCAAAATACTTGTTGGGTTTCCCAACTTTTCTGGTTATAATTCGTTTATTATTGTTATACATGGGAGTTACTATAATGGCAGATCCAACAAAATTCAAGTCAATTGGTATAGATGTTGATACTTATGAAAAATTAAAGCGTATTTGTGACGATGAAAGACGCAATATTCGTCAACAAGTTTCTATCTGGGTGGATAAAGATTATGAAGAAAGATTTAAAGACGATAATAAAGTAACTCGTTTAGGGTTAGGTACGCTTAGTAATTAAGCAACCTGTTCTTTAACGCCAATAGCTTCCATTCGTTTTATTAAACGATTGGCTCTATTGGTTACTTGTTTATGCCATCTTGAATCTTCCATCTGAGTTGCGGCTTCCAACCAATCGTTATCATCTATAGCAGCACGAAATTTTACAAATTTGGATAATCTTGGTCTACCCATATTAAACATCATATTGCATAAGATCAATTGCACTTCTTCAGGTAAATCATCAAAGTTATCAAATAACTTTTTGCATTCTTCTACTGTGCCGTGAACATCAGTTTGAAAACAATTATTGACTCTATCCTCTGATATTGGTGTACCAACTGGCTTTTCGTATTCTTCATCCCATTCGGTAATAAGATGTCCTATACCATGCGTAGGCAAGCCTAAATGATCTAAATATATTTCGTACTTACATCCTTCGTCTTCTTTGAGTTCTTCTCTTAATTGTTCTACGTTCATGGTTATGCGTTCCTGTTACTTGCTATTGCTTGCATTGATGGGCTTAATCCTAAAGCTAGTGCTGTGTTTGGGTCAGTAACGTCAATATTACCAATTCCTGTATTGTTTAATGCAGGTTGTACGTTCATTCCCAGTGGGTTAGAGCGAACATTTGTTCGGTTTTGATTAACGCCTCTTTCCACATTTGATCTTAAATTTTGTAATTCTGATGTTAGTCCAGCACTATCAGCAACAGCCGATAATTGTTTTGTACCCTCATTTACAGCTTCTTGCATTAATTGACCAGGTGCTTGTGCGCTAAACTGAGCCATTGCTTCGGTAAACATACTCAAGAATAACTTAGCTCTGCTTGCTTGACCTTGTCCAGCCGCAGCTTTTTCGTAACTATTTATAAATCTATTGGCATAAGGTTTGTTTAAAAGAAATTTACCAACAATACTAAAATTTAAAAGTTTTCCTATGTTTGAAAAAGGAGCGGATGCAATGTTAGCGGCTATAAGATCACCGCCTTGAGCTTGCTTAGATACAACATTTAATGCCCTACCAAATTTCTCTAACATCATTCCAGATTCTTCTCCGAAAACAGAACGAAATTTACCACTTGCTCCACCTTCGTTAAAACTTTTAGCAAAAGCCTTCATAGATGATCCATCAATAAAGGCATCACCTCCAAAATCTTTTAAGACGTTATCCATATAAAAATTTTGCATTTTGGCTAAATCATCTTGAGCTGAACTTATAATAGATGGATCTTTGCCTTCTGCTCTAGCAACTCTTTCTCTAAAAAATTTCATAACAGCGTCAACTGATTCAGCTTTAGAATTTGACTTTGCTAATGTTTCAGAAGCCACTAATGGCGTTATAGTTTCATTGTTTAACGATTTTAAGGCGGAGTTGTTTTGAAACTGTGTCAACTCTCTTTGCGATTTGTTTAATGATTGTAAAGCATCTGTTAAAGTTTTTGGTGCGCCTTCGTCAATTGCTTTTTTAACAGCTTCTTCTGTCATGTTTGAATTAGATGTCATTCTTAATTGTTTTGATAATGATTTAATTGCTCCTGCCTGACTTCCAAATAAAACGTCAGCAGTAGATCCTAAATCATCTATAGCTTGAGAAAATTTTATTCCTGAAAAAGCTAAATCATCTGGAAGTCCACCAACCACTTTACCAGTAGCATCATCCATTGCTTCTCTTATCCAACTATTAGCAAGTCTACCTCTTAATCTTTCAGATCGTTTAACTCCTAATACAGCATCTTGAGATACATCATCAGCAGACCTTTGTGTCATTCCTTTAATTGCATCTAAAGCACTCTTTAAAGGTTTAGGGTTGCCATCTCTAATAAGTTTTTTAGCAAAATTAATGTCAGGATCTTTGCCAGCCATAATTAATTTATTTAATGATTTAACATTTATGTGGTCTCCAAATTTATCAAATAAATCTGTTCCTTTAGCAAAGAAGTTTCTTGATTCATCTAAACTATTTGCTGCATCATCTAGTCTTAGTCTTGCTGACTCACCTATATCTCTGCCTGATGCGTTAGTGTATTCAGCTAATTCTTTTTTAAAATTAGAACTTGTTAATTTATTATCTATTAGTTTTTGTGCTTTTTCTAAAAATCTACCACCATTTTTTGTGCCAGTAACTCTTGATGCGTCACCTATTGCACTTCTTAAATTATATAATTGAGAAAAAGTTGTTTTGTCTCCAAGACTGCTAATACTTTCAATTAACGCTTTAGCAACACCAGCTTTTGATGCTGTCTTAGAAGCCCCTACATTAGCATCAAATATAGCCGCTGAAGAAGTTTTAAGCTCTAATTTCTTAGCCAACGCTTTTAAGACACCTGTACTTAAAAATTGAGCATCGCCAATGGTATCTTCTAAAACATCATCTATTTTACCAAAAAGAGTAGTGTTTATGTTATCAAATGATTCTGATGATTTTTGTAATATTGAAAATATTTCATCATTTAACTCAATATCTTTTGTTGTAGATTTTCCAAAAGAACCGACCATTTCATCTAAAGTTTCTAAAACATCTTTTTGAGCATTTTTAGTAACAGTTTTTAAAATTTCGCCTTCTGCTTGAACACCTTTTGATAATATCTGTCCTATTTCTTCCGCTGAAGTTTCGCCAGCGTCACCAGTTAAGTTTCTAAAGTAAGTAATACTTTTTAACATATTATTATAATTGTCTCTTTGTTTCTCAGTCGGACCTATAACTTTTTCAGCAATCTTTTCTTTTCTTGACATGATGCCCGATGCACCCATAGAACCTATGCCTGGTGTTAATCCAGCATCTTCATAACGACCTATGATTTGTTTGCCTTGTGCATCCAACAGCATTTTGTCTGTGCCATCTGCGTTTTTAACAACATTTCCTAATTCATCTAATATTTTTAACGGCTCACCAGCATCATCGACAACAGGAACTCTTAACTTCATAGACTCGTAAACAGCTTTCGCTTCTTGTGGAGGCAAGTCTTTTAATCCATATGTCATGCCTTTACCAGTTCTAAACAAAGCACCAGCTACACCAAATGTTAAATCACCAACAAATCCTATAGCAGCCTCTGTACCAATATCTTTAGCTATAGAAATTGCTGATTGTTTAGATACACCAGCAAGACCTTCTATAATTTCTTCAACACCCTGACCAGCTCCTGATCCTAAACCAGCACCAATCGCTCCACCAACAATAGTTCCAAAACCAGGTGCAATAGCAGTACCAGCCGCCGCACCTTTTATTGCACCAGTAACACCACCAATTAATTCTGGAGCGATCCCTGCAAGGTCAGCAAAGTCATATTTACTAAAGCCTTCTTCATCTATTAATGTGTTTTGAGTTATTTCCTGACCTACTTTTGCCGCTCCTTCAGGAGTAAGGGCTAATCTTCCACGCTGGTCACGAAGGTATTCGCCTTCTTCTATTCCAAATTTACCTAATATTAAATCTTCTTCTTCTAGGTTTTCTGCCATAGCCAAAGCAGCTCTTAACGATCCACTGGTTATACCTGTGCCAGTGTCAAACTTAGGAGCTTCTTCTACTGTCTCTTCTGATTCTGAAGTTTCTGCTTCTAAAGTCTTTTGTTGTATTAGACTTTCAATAGCGGCTTGTTCAGCTTCGTTAGGCTGATCGCCCTCTATTTCAACATCAAAAGATTCATTTGGTAATTCAATTGTTATTAAAGCCATAACTAATCCTTATTTTTTTTGTAAGCTGTAAATCATTCTTCCGTCTGATCCCATTCTTACATCAAATGATTTACCTGATTTTCCAAATTTGTAAACTTGAGAACCACCTTTGTCTGCACCTAAAACACCCATAGCTTTTTCATATTGTCCTGTAGTCATATAATTATCTTTGTCTCTAAAAGCAGTAAATACGTTACCAATTTGGTCTTGTGTTTTTAGAAAAATACCATCTATTTCTTCTATTCTTGATATAGCAGCCGCTGGATTTCCAAAGAAATCAATTTCTCCAATAGCTTCTTTTAACCTGTTAACATCTTGATTAGATATTCCATTTCCTGTTTCCTGTGTTAGAAACTTTTTATATTCAAGTATTAAAGAATCTCTAATAGCTGCAGCTAAATCTGTATCAGAAACATTAGCATTTACTTTTTTTATATTTCCATTCTCATCTATACCGACCACTTTACTGTTTTTAAAAAGTGCTTTTGGGTCAACTCCAAAAGCCACAGCATAATTTTTAAACTGATCTCCAATTCTTTTTACAATTGGAATTGTACCACTACCTTCACTTGGTACAAATTTTCCTACTATTTCTTTTAATCCACCTAATCTAGCTCTTGCTCTACTTATATTAAAAGCAGCATCTTTAAATTTTCTTATATCTTCTGGAGCTGTTGTAAAGACACTTACACTTGCTCCAGTTGCGTTCTTTTTTAGAGATTTGTTATATGAAAGTTGAGTCTGCCCATCAATAGGTTTAATACTTAAATTTTTACCACTTAATTCAGTAGAATCTTTACCAGCTTTTATCATTGCTGCTCTGAATTTAATAGTTTCAGTTAACTCTTTTTGCTCCATTGTATTTAAATGGCTTTCTTTATTAAGAAATCTGTTTTCTGCTGTAGTTCTAAACTCTTTACTTAACGCACTAAGAGCTAATCTCTTTTCTTTTGCTAACGCTAGTTTAGTCTTCTCATCAGCTTGTGTCTGTTGCAGAGCGTACTTACCAGCAGCCACTTGACCAGCTCTAGCGTCATCTTTAGCTTTTTGAAAGGCTGGCATAGACGCTTCACCAGCTTCACCAACAGATGTAAGTATGTTACTAAGATTAAACCCTTTACCTGCTTTATTTTGCATTAAAGATAACCCTAAAGACATAAGCGCCATTTTGTTATCTGGCTCTCCTGATACGTCTATACCTGTGGCTTTTTGAAACTGAGCTTTGTAATCTTCTATACTTTTTTCACCAGTATCATCTGATAAATCACCGAACAATTGTTTCTGTTCTTCCATAGCTGTTGTAAATAAGTTTTGTAAGCTATCTTGATTTTTTTGATATTTACTTTTAGTTTCTTCAGGATCTGTAGCTCCTATTTCATCTCCTGTTATTTCTCCAGCTATTCCTCGTTCTTCTTCCGCTATTTGTTGATTTTCAAGTATTTTAGCTTCTAGCTCTGCTTTTTTATTAGCACCAGCTCCTATATCTCCAACTCCTATACCACCAATACCAGCTTTAGGATCACCGCCTTGACCTTTTCCACCCATATTTGATGAACCAACTTCGCCTAACCCTGCAATTCGATTGTTTATATTATCTTCTCTTACAAGATTTTGTTCTAAACTTTGATCTGGTATTAATGATTTTTTTAAATTATCTGATGACGCACTAGGAATAGCACCAAATCCCATAACATCAATATCATTTAATTTAATGTTAGGGTCTACAGATGGCTGTGGTTGTGTAGGCAAAGTAAGTGTTGGAGAACCAAAACCATATATATTGCCAGGAGTTATTGGTATATTTACATTTTGAGGAATAACTTTTTTTTTGTTTATACCAGAATTATCCGCACTAAAATCCCTAAAAAGGATGTCTGCTAAACTACTTAAATTTATATCAGCCATGTCTAATCCCTATGAACTTTGACCGCCACCAAAAGGTGCGATCTGTGACAATGTTGTGTAAGCACCTATACCTTGTAAGAAAGGATTAGCCGATGGTGTTGCAGTTTGTGCAAACGTAGAAGGAATGCTTGAACTTGGCATGCCTTGTAACAAGTTCTGACCTATTTGTAATCTTGTGTAAGGGTCTTGAGTTGTTTGCATTTGATTTTGTCTGTAAGCATCTAGTCCTGCCTGTTGCTGTGCCTGTCTCATTGCACCTAACTGACTTAATTGTGACACATCGGCTTGACCTTGTGCTTGTTGCAATCTTCCAATGTCTGATGTTACTCCAGCTAATTGACCAAATTGCTGACCAATGTTAGCTTGTCTACCACCAGCAGTGCTATACTGATTACCAATATTTCCTAATTGACCACCTAATTGACCCAAAGATGCTCCTAGTTGACCTCTATTTTGACCCAAAGAACCAAATCTAGCTCCTAAATCACCTGATGCTTGACCCAATCCAGCTTGAAGTTTAGCAGCATTTTGTGATCCTGCTAACGCTTGTGCGTAATTAGAAGATAGCAATTTTCCTAATGTATCAGCTTTTGCTTGTTGTAAACCTGTATCACGCTCTGCTCTTTGAATACCTTCACGACTACCACCAAAAGCTCCTGATTGTATGGCTCTGGCTGCATCACCTTGTCTTGCCTTATCAGCTTGTTCATCCATTTGCCTCATAGTTGAATCAATAACTTGCTGTTGATAAGGATTCATAAATTGAGATATGCCCTGTGAAGGATCAGCTAAGTTAGACGCTTGTTGCAAATAACTTTGTCCTGTTCCTATTGCACTTCTACCAGCATCAAAATCTTGTAACCCACCTCTTGAAACACCTTCAGCTCCAGAAACCATTCTTCCTGCACGATCAAGAGTGCCTAATCCAGATCCAACAGTTCCTAATCCAGCGGCTAACGCTTGTTGTCCAGCAAGTGATTGATCTCTTGCTCCTTGAATAAACGGTTGATAAGAACCAGACAATTGTTCGCCTAAATTAATTGCAGAAGCACGAAGCGGGTCCATTCCAGCTATTTGATAATCTGGCAATCCTAACTTAGAATCTAACAATCCTGTGGTAGTTTGATTACCATCAGCATCAAATTCACCAAATCCTGTTTGCAACATACGTTTTTGCAATCCTTCAAGAAAAGGTGGTAATCTTTGTATATTTTCAACGGTTTGAGTTGCCATTACGCTCTAGCCTCCAAGTTGTCCATCATATTATAGGCTCTTTTGATACCTTTTCTTTGGTTTCCTCCGCCTAATCCTTTAACTGCATCTTTAGTTAACACAAATTCACCTGCCATAAGCATAGCAGGTACATCATCTTTACGTCCAGAACCTTCGCTTGGGTCTATGCCACCATTTCTACGAGGAAAACCCATTTCTCCACCCATATTAGCATATGTTATACCACCAAGTTTACCACCAGGACCTCCGTAACCAAAAGGTCTTCTTTCAAATTCTGTTCTTTGATCTTCATCTTCATCGCCACCTGACAATAATTGCATTAATAATCCAGCAGATAAACCTTGACCTAAACCTGAACTTAAAAACTTACTTGCAATAGTATCATCACCAATACCTAATGAACTTAAAAACCCACCACCTTTAGATACGCCTTTAATACTTTGATTTGCAAGATCAGTTCCTGTTTTTGAAACAGCATCTGGAACTAATTGATTAGCTGCAATTTCTTTAGCAGAAAATTGACCAGCTTTAAGCGCTCCTTGTTTTGTAGCATCTGATCCAATACTACCTTCTGAACCCATGCCTCCAGTTAAAGCACCAATTCCACCTGATAACAATCCAGCCATCAAAGCATCTTTAGTTTTTGCTCCACCAAGTTTACTTGTTAAAGCTCCAGTAATGGCTCTACCAACAAAAGGATTAGAAAGAAAAGAACCCGCTGCACTTCCTGCTCCAAACATGCTTCCAATACCAGCTCCAGCTCCAGGACCTAACATAGCTCCAATAGCTATTGGTGCTACAGTTTTAAGTATTTTACCCAAATCAAAAAACTCTTGTTGTCCTGTCATTGGGTTCATGCTTCCAGCACCAGAGCCAACAATCTGTCTTTGTGGGTCAAGACCTTGATTAACAAGAGCTTGATTTAATCCCATTCCTATTTGTGGGTTTTCTTGTAATATAGATTGAGGCACAACCATCTCGCCAGTTTGTGCGTGAACCATTTGATTATCACCAAATCTACCCATATCGGCTAGTCCTCCATTTGCAAATTGTTGAATGTTTTGTAATCTTCCCATGTTACCAAACATCTCGTTTTGAAGCATACCAGAAGGAAAACTATCTGTACCACTATTTGTTGGTTGATTAGTTAAATTGTTTGGCGACACCTGCACTCCGTATGAACGAGGCGTATCACCCATACCTGGAAAATTGGGTAATTCAAGTCCTCTAGCCATTGACATAGGTGATCCTGGTTGAGCATAAAAACTAGGGTGTCTTCCAGGATCTAGAGGTTCATTTCCTTGTATGGGAGCAGTAGCATTAATAGTACCTTGCACACCATTAGCACCAAATATACCTGTAGATCCTCCAGCTATAGCTGCATCTATTGCGGCTTGTTCTTGAGGACTTTTAACATCTTGTTGCATCCTTCTAACTTGAGCTTGTTCAAAGGTCATGCCGCTAAAAGGGTCACTAGAAGCATTAATAGGAGAACTCATCATATTTTCTGGTCGCATAAAAGGATTAGGATCTCTTGGATTAAATGCTGTTAACTCAGCAGGTCTTGGTTTAGGAAAACGAGGATCGTTATTTATAAGATTATCAATCGCTGATGAACCATCAGAGTTGTTGTTAAAGTCAGGAGTTGATGGGTTTTGTGTAGATAACGCAGTATTAGTACCTTGATTTCTATTTTGAATTAATTTTAAAACATCGCCATTATTACTGACTTGTTCTTGGATATTTTCTAATACACCATTACTGCCAAAAGACGGATTTATACTAGACCCAAAAGATCCAGCCAATCCACCCTCTTGCATATACATTGGTCTATTATACATATTCTATCCTCATTATTATAAAATTTAGCATTATTTATCATTTAACACAAGATTATAACTTTATTAACTAACACTCACCGTCACTGTTCCAACTGAACTAGTTGCCGAAACACTTCCTGATAACGCTTGACCTGATTCTAATATTTTTAAAAAACCACCATCTCCAATATAAATATCACCCACATTAAAAAAATTACCAGTTCCGCTACTAGGTATAGAAGGAAAATTAATTTGAGGACTTTGTAGTTGATTTATTATTACTTCTAACGATCTAACTAAATCTATTAAATAAGTAACGCTTACTTCATTTGATGGTGTTGGGAGTCTAGGAAATGGAACAACATTATTTGACATTATCTTCTCCCATCTGGTCTAGCCTGAACTCTTGGAGAACCTAATCTCCAACGAACACCTGAATCAGAAGACGATACAGAAAGGTTAAATGCCCTACCTCTAACTCTTATGTCAGCTTTATTTGTCCATTGCTCAAACGGAACAGTGCTTGTTGACACAGCCGTTCTTGTTACAGCACTAGTGTCTGATTGCAAGTAATCTCCACCTGGAAAATTACGACCTTCAACAGTTATATTAACAGATGGATTGTCAGCATCAGATCCATTAAATGTTAAATCTGGAATTAATTGACTAATAAAAGCAAAACGATCACCGTCACCAATGTCAATTTGACTTGATTCAATAGAAGAATTTAAAGCAGAACCGTCATCATCGTATCCTTTTTCGTGATTATATAAATAATTACTACCTGTTGCTATAGGAAAAGGTCTTAGTCCTCTGTCTATCCATGAGTCTCTATTAATTGTTCCATAATACCACAATTGTTCGTTATAATTATATATAACGTATTTATCATTTTGCCCATTTCCACCATTTACTACTGAATTTGTGTCAGAAGGATAAAGCCAAATAACTTCACCAAATTCTGCATTAACACCCGCAAATATTTTATCTAACTGAGCATTGTTTAAATTAAAAAATACTTCTTCTTTTACAGTACAAGGTATTTGTTTTACACGACCATCATAAATGTAAAAACAATTTTTACCCATCCAAACAATTATATCTTCAATAGCAACAGCAGCGTTAGGACCAGCAATAGTAATGTTAGAAGCAATCGGAGTAATACCAAATGTAAAAGGAGGACCTATAAAACGCATGGAATGAAGTGAAGAATCAGTCCAAACAACAATTTCTCTTTTAGTTTGTATAGCTCTTACAAACTTAGATCCTGAACCAATTCTTAAATCTCCAGCAGTGTTAGTCGCTGTTGGTGTCCAATCAGTCAAAGTTTCTTGACTAGCAAAACGTATTAACAATGGATCTTGAACTCCTGATGAAAATAAACTATCACATCCAAAAGCAATAATATGTCTATCAGTATCAGAAACCATTATCTGCGTTACAAGAGAAGGAACATTAATGGTGTCAGTTGCGGCTGTTGAAAGCTCAATAGCTCTTATTGTCAAACCGTTTGATTTATCCCAATAATAAATAGCTCCATTTCTAGGATTAATAAGTAAATCTTCTCCAAAATTATCGTGAGACCATAAACGCAATTCTCCAACAGTCGTTAAATCTGCCCCAGAGTTCCATGTTCCTCTACCCCAAACACCAGCACCCCAACCAGTTCCACCGACTTGAGTATCTAATCCAACACTTATTTGATAAACGGCATCACATCCAGCTCCACCATTACCTGTGTCAGAACTATTAGCGGCTGAAACGACTTCAAAAGTAAAGGTGTTTGCTGTAGGAACGCTTGTTATTTGATGTTCTGCATTTAATACTGCGGCTGTAACAACTCCACCTAATGAAACAGCATCAGCTATTGTTACAAAATCTCCTAAAGAAGCTCCATGAGAGCTATCTGTTGCAGTTATTGTTGTTGAGCCATTCGTTGCAGCAAAAACAATACCATTAGTTGTTGTGGCTCTAATAGGAGTTATATCGTAAAAAGCACCCCCTTCTTCTACATAATACTTTAAGTGAGTTCCTACGCCTAAATAATCAGATCCGTCCAAAGCTAACCAATTTTTTAAAGCTCTTGCTGTTCCTTGATATGTTGATGTTGAATATTTTTCCCAACCACCAATTTTTTCTGGAAAGCCCATACGAAAACGTATCTTGTCACCATTGACCCAGCCTCCTTCGTTAGAGTAAGAGGTTACATCTCTATTTATTCCTGGTCTAAACTTTAACTTTGTTAATGGCATTAATTACCCTGTAGATTGACTTTCGGACTTGTTATCTTCGCCATTCTCTATTGAATCCATTTTTTCTTTTAGTGATGCAATTAATGAATTAGTAAAACTAGATTGTGCAACAGATACTTGATCTAATTGAAATCTAAGACTTGCTGATTTAGTTTGTAAGTCCTTTATTTGATTTATTAAATATTTCTGTTGATTATCTAAATCTTCTTCTTTGTATGAGTTGCCATCCAAAGTAAATATATTTTCTTCAGCCATTTTAATCCCCTATGCTGTATAGCCATTTCCTGCTGTTATAGCTGAGTTAACTGCTGTCATGTCCTCATCTGTCCAGTAGTCTTTAGCAACCATTAGTTCTAAATGCTCAACATTTCTATCAACAGTGCCTTGCTTATCTTCTGCTGTATCATCTGCCATTGCATTTCCTGCGATTATGTCAGTTATTAGTGTTACACTATGACCCATTGCTATGTAGTCTTGTGCTATTTCTTCTGTAGTTTTGTCCATTTGTTTATCCTTCTAGTTCAGTTATTCTTGCTGTTAGTGCTGTTACTTGTGTTGATAAATCTTTAATAGCTTGCACCATAATTGGTAAAAGTTTTCCATATGATGCTTCTAGTCTGTCAGGGTTTTCTTCTAGAACAAGTTTATGCTCTGCATTATCTCCAAGTTTTAATAATTCTTGTGCAATAAAACCATAATTTATTTGACCATCTTTACAGTTACCATCTCTTGTTTCCCATTTAAATTTTACTGGTCTTGTTTGATTAATAAAATCTAATCCATGTTCTAAATCAACAACGTCTGTTTTATCTCTTTCATCTGATAATGCAGAAATTGATTGGTCATTACATCTTAAAGTTGCAACATTAGTATCTCCTAAAGTAAAATTACCATTTGCTGTTGCTGAAGATGGGTCTGCAAAATATCCAATGCTTGTATTGAAAGAACCAGTAGTTGTAAGGTCTCCAGTACTCCTACCAATTGCTGTATTAGAAGCACCAGTAGTAATACCAAAACCTGCGTTCATACCAATTGCTGTATTAGTATTACCTGTAGTCAAACTATTTAAAGCTCCATTTCCAACAGCAGTGCATTGATCTGATGTGGTGCAAGTAACCATTGCATTCTGACCGACTGCTGTATTAGAACTACCTGAAGTTTGGTTTCTTAAAGCTAAAGAACCAAAAGCTGTGTTATTATTAGATGTACAATCTTCAAGAGCTTTATAACCAACTGCTGTGTTCTCTGCACCTGTTACGTTTGAAGTTAAAGCAGCTACTCCTACGGCAGTGTTAAAGCTTGCTGTTGTGTTAGCATCAAGTGCATTTCCACCTACTGCTACGTTGCTTGCACCTGTAGTATTTGAAAGCAATGCATTTCTACCGACTGCTGTATTATATTCAGCTGTAGTATTTGCACCTAAAGCACCTGACCCTATTCCCACATTATTAGCACCTGTAGTATTTGCATCAAGGGCATAATGACCCATAGCAACATTGGCACTTCCAGTAGTATTTGCGTGTAAAGTATGAACACCAAAAGCACTATTATCGCCACCAGTAGTAGCAGTTTGCAAAGAGCCTTTACCAAAAGCATTGTTTTCACTTGCTGTTGTGCTTGCTGTTAAAGCTTGATACCCAACAGCTGTGTTGTTAGATGCTGTGGTGTTTGCTTTTAAAGCAGAATGACCAAGACCCACATTGCTTGAACCTGTAGTATTATAAAGCATACTATTATAGCCAACAGCAGTGTTTAGTCCCCCAGATGTGTTTGAGAAAAGTGTCTGCAAGCCTATTGCAGTTTGACCTGCACCAGTGTTAGAGCCGAACAAAGCTCTGTGTCCATAGGAAGTAGAACTGTTTGCTGTATTGCCATATGAAGCCTCATTACCCACTGCTGTGTTTTCAGAGCCTGTAGCATTGCTATATAATGCTTTATGACCTAAAGCTACGTTGTTATCACCAGTAGTATTAAATCGCAAAGCAACATGACCTAAAGCTGTATTGTAATTTCCTTCAGTATTTGCATAAAGGCTTGTCACACCAATAGCATTATTTTCTGTACCAGTTGTATTTGAGTGCATAGCTGAAAGACCAATAGCTGTGTTATTAGTTCCTGTGGTGTTTGTGGTTAAAGCATCAGAACCAACTGCTACGTTGTTAGTTGCTGTGGTATTTGCATCTAAAGCATTAGCACCAATAGCTACGTTGTTGTATCCTGTGGTGTTTGCTAATAAAGACTGATAACCAACTGCTGTGTTATTACCTGCTGTTGTGTTAGCTGTGAGAGCTTGGTGTCCAATAGCAGTATTGCTATCACCAGTAGAACTTAAACGGAGTGCATCTGTACCAAGTGAAACATTATATTGACCATCTGTGTTATCTCTTAATGCGTCGCTACCAATAGCAATATTCTGTTGACCTGTTGTGTTTGTTTTTAAGGCTTGAAAACCAAAAGCAGTATTTAAATCACCAGTAGTAATTGCTGTTCCTGCTTCATCTCCAACGACAGTATTGTAATTACCACCACTCTGTATAGAGTTACCTGCGTTGACACCTGCTCTGAAGTTAGATGTTCCTGCTGAAGCTGTGATTATATCTGCACCATCTGCAAAGGTCACATCTGCTGCAAAGTTAACTGCACCATCAACATCTACAACATCAAGATTTGTAGTTCCATTTACATCTATTGACCCTTCTAGGTCTATGTCACCATTGACTATAAGATCATCTGTAACTGTTAGATCATCTTGGACTTTCAAGTCAACAACACTTAAAGAAGCAAAAGCATCTATTACTGCTGCACCACTACCAGCTCCATCAAGATAAACTGCTTTTGTATCTCCAGGTGGAATAGTTACATTAGCTCCAGACCCTTGACTTATTAAAATGTTTTGTGAACCACTTGTAGCATTTTCAATAAAGTGCATTCTACTTAAAGTGTTAGGTGCTATTGTGATCGTACAAGCACTATCTAAAGTTCCTGTGTATTTAACAAACATAGCTCTTACTGGATCTGTTGCACCATCTGCTATTGTGCTTGTAAATGTATCTGCATTTGTTGTTATAGCTTGTGTGCCAAATCCAAGTGCTTCACCAATCAGTTCTAGGTTTGTATTGGTCGTAGCTCCCCATGTTCCAGATTGTTCACCATCTGCTATTTCTTCTAATCTTAAATCATTTACATATGTACTTGCCATGTTGTTATCCTTATGCTGCTATTTTTGTCCAATTAGGTGTTTGTGAAACTGTTATGTTTGAAAAATTAGCTGTTTGATCTGGAACTATTAATCCCCAAACATTTTCTTCTCCCGTAGAACCTGTCATAGAAAAACCTGTTGCAATAAATAACATTTGAGCATCTACAACAGAGCTTCCAACCGATAAAGTTGCACTTGTGCCAGTTAAACTAAGAACAGAAGTTCCTACAATAGTTACTGAACCGACAGCACTTGTAGCTGCACTTTGAGTAACATTAACCTCTATTGAAGGAACGACTACTAATGTTCCGACAGCACCCGTTGCAGTGCTTTGAGTTACAGGTACTTCTATAGATGGAACAACAACAACTGAACCTAATGCACTAGTTGCAGCACTTTGAGTAACAGCAACAGGAGTAGCATTATTCCAAGCTGCCTCACCCCAAGTACCTCTACCCCAACCAGTTAATGTAGTATTAGCCATATTTTACCTTACAATTGTTCGGTTATGCAATTCTTATAATAGCATTACTTGCATCAGCAGTTGGAAATTGTATTGTAAATGTTCCAGATGTTGATGTTTTATTACTTGTAAAATCCAATACACAAACAGCTTTATCACTATTAGTATCGTTATAAATTAACGCACCCATAGCTGTAATAGTCGCTGTTGTAAAACTTATATCAGCAAAATCAGTTAAGGCAGTTGTTCCAGACGTTGTAGGAGCAACTTTTGTTAAAGCTCCACCTCCTGCTGCATAAGTACCACTATTTGCGACTTCTCCCGTTGTTGTGTAAGCTGTTGTAGCTGCTCCTAATGTCGCAGTAGTAGAAGATTTACCACCGCCACCTTCTGCGTAAAGAGCTAACTTAAAAGCATTTCCATTTGTAGCAAAATTGTGTGTGCCTAACATTAGTTCTTGTTTAAATGCTGTGCAAAGTGCTTGTGCTATTGCCATTATAATCTCCTTATATATTCTGCCAATTCTTTATTGCCTGAATTTCTTACAGTATAAACTATTGTAGCTCTTTCTTCTCTTCTTGCCAAGAGTAAATAATGAAACAAGATTTTTTTAACATTTTCTTTAAAAACATTGGCTTGATCTCTAATAACATCAGGAGCGTTATCAGATACAGAAACTATTTTATCCACAGCCATTTGAGCAATTTGTTCGTCTGAAAGTCCTCCATCATTTGAAGTCATAACATTGACAGGAGCTACTTCTACTTTTGTACTAAAACTAATCATTATCTTACGTCTTCCTCTCTACCGTATATTCTTGGAATTGCATCCAAAGGCTCTGGTGGTTCTAGTTTTGATTTTCTAGTTATTAACATACTTCCTTCATGTACTGTTGAAACTATAGGGTCTTCTAATCTATGATAGCCATACAGTTTTTCTTCATCTGGCACATTAGTATCTAAAAGAGTAGAATTATGTGCTATTTCAATTTTTATACCTTTTGTGGATGCAATAGCTAACCAAAACTCAGTACAAGCTCTACCAGCCTCTGCCATATGAGGAACTTCTTTATAACTAAAATCTACACCATACAGACAAATTTTACTCACCTCTTGAGAAATAGCAAAAGCGATTGCATAAGGAACAGTGTTATTTAAGTATGCGTATTTTGTTTTTTCTAATACTTCTTGCAAAGGATATTCCACTACATCTGGACATCTTTTATCTAAACAACAAGAATAAATGGGAATATTTAACTTTTGTAACAATCTATTTTTCATTACATTTGTTTGTTTTCCAGCCATTTCTCCATCTAAAAATCGAGATGCTGGATCAAGCATAAACACACGATCATGGAAAATAACAGCAGACATTGCATTTATAGCCCAAACTTCATCAAAAACATCACTTCTTGTTTTAGCAAGAATATATTCTGAAAAAGTATTTCCTAGTGCAACAATGGCTATAGTTTTATTTTTTAAAGTTTTCATGTTCTTGGTCTTATTAATTTCCCTGACCTAAAAGCATCTTTATCTTCCATGCCTTCTGCATAGTTTTTCAACCTAGAAATAGATTCCATGTATCTATCAGAATACATTTTTATAATATCAGCTTCACCCTTCATAAATGTGTAAGCCTCTACTAAACATGCGTAAAGAAGTGCATCAGTTGCATTGTCTCCTATCCAAGTTGTGCCAGTATCAACTGTTGTGATTGAGGTTGGTCTATAAAAGTAATGCAATTCAGCCACATATGAAGCATCAGGTGTTGGTGCTACTATAAAGTTTTGATAGTCAAAAGGAGCATAATATTTTGGATTTCCAGTTGTTGAAGATCCACCAGGAGTATATTGTTGTAAAAAACTTACGTCTTTTTGTAAAAGAAAATTAGTATTGCCACTTGAGTCTATAAAAGCTAAAGAAAAAGAAGATAAATAATCAGTAGGCATAGATAAAAATTTATTACCACTAGTTAATTCACCAGAAACATTTTTACGAAAATATTCTAAATCTATTGATTTAAATATTCTCTCTTCTGCATTAGTAATAAAAAAAGGTATTTCTGCAACAAAGGTAGTTTCAGAATTATCAGTCCAATCTTTAATAGATTGAGTTAATGTGGTAAATGTCCATCCCATTATGTAATACTCACTGTTACGCTACCAACACTTGCAGTAGCTTCAAAAGTTTCTATTTTACTGCCTATTAGACCTAATCCAGTATTAGTATAAACTACAAAAGCAGATAAATCATCATCATTATCTGGTCTAGCGTTTCTTATAGCTTCTGGATCAGTTGAAACTTTTGGAGGAGTTAATTGAGGATGCTTTTCCTCATACTCATCTTTTCCTACCAATAATCCTGTCCATTCCTTACGCATATCTCTTAATCTGTATCTAAATCCAGATCTATCTGATAGTCCAAAAGCGTATTTACCAGATGCAAAAGCTCCCATTATCCTACCTTATAAAAACTTAATTGAGGTGTTACAGTGAATGATGATCTATCTCTATCTTCTCCCATAGCTCTTTCAAATTCTTCTTCATAAACAGTTTTTAAGAATTGTATTCTATCAGGAGCTTTCTTCATGGATATGTAATAAGCAAGACCAGCAGTTAAACAAGGGTAAAATCTAAATGGTATTTCCATTGTGTTTATGGCAGAATCTGCATCCTGTATTCTTGTTAAAGCATCATATACAATTGTATCTGTGCTATTTTCTGGTGTAGGCCAGATCTTTAAATTTGGTGTGATTTGTCTATCAAGAAAAAACTGCGTTGGTCTTCCAGTAGTGGTTTTACTTGGAGTAGACAAATAAGCATCTCTACTTATTCTTGACATACTAAAATCTGTAGTGCCTCTATGAACAACAGCAGAGAGTATATCAATTACATCTGTGCCTAAAGAATAATCTGAATCGTCAGCAGTTAAGGCTTGTGTTCTTTGTTCTATTGTCCATTGGTTCAAACCTCTGTTAGCCCATTCGGCTAACATAATGTTGAGTGATCTTTTAGCCGTTTGAAGGTCGTATCCAGTGCGAAGTTCTAATCCACATCTTTCAAACGCTTCTTCAATATAATCAGCTACGTCAAGTTCAAAATTTGTAGAGTTAGAAGTTGTCATTTCTTTTTTCTCCTAAGAGCTTTAACTCTTCTTGGTTTACCTGCGGGTTGCCCTATTTTATTCTTCTGACTTATTCTACTTCTTTTTTCTGCTGATGTCATCTCTGAACTAGTTTTTGGAGTTTTTGAAGAAACTCTCTTGCTAGGTCTACAATAAGGAGTACCTCTCTTCTCACCTTTTTGACGACCACATGCTTTACCAGTTTTAACATCTTTCCAGCCTTCCTTAAACCATCTTTTTAAAGCTAGACCTTTTTGCGTTTTACGAACTGCCATTATCTATACTTTGTTACTTTACGTCTGTTTTCCATAACAGCTCCACATCCACGAGCAATATTAGGATTTTTAGATGATCTTTTCCTTTTGTTCTTTGGAACAGATCCTCCTTTTTTCATCTCAACAACACCACCTTCAGCTTTTTTCTTAGCATTTCCATAATTAGCAGCTCCAACTTTTCTGCATTTTGCGATAGCGCCACTTGCATATGCACTTGGAAAAACTCTATATCTGGCTTTAACTTTTTTGTAACAAGCGTCTTTTGGCATTTTTTTTAACCTTTATCTTTATCTTTTTTTTCTTTGAAGGAGGCTTAGATATTTGTCTACTCATTTGTGATCGACCCATAGCCATTATATTAACTGCTCCAATCCAGACGCTACTACAATTAAAGTAACTATCATCCAAAGTCTGTTGTCTAGTCTTTTTAGGTGATCTTGAATATCAGAATATCTTTTGTCACAAGATTCTTCATGTTTTTCTAATAATTTTAAAACTTCTTTAGCAGTCATTAGCATTTCCACCTTTTTCTAGCTTGCCTTAAACGACTATTAGGGTCTTTAGCCGCTTTAGGAAACTTCTTCATTTGCCCTGCTGATCTAGCACAATATGACTTCCTACGTTTCGCTGACTTACTACCAGCTTTAACTTTTCCAGTTACGGCTGTCTTTAGTTTAGAACCAGGATTGTCTCTACGATATTTAGCGACACCCTTTGCAGTCATTCCAGCACCAGACTTAGTAGGTCTTTTTTGCCCACCACCTATGGTGTGACCTTTCATAGTTCCTTTTCTTTTTTTCTTCTCAGCCATTTATACCTCTATGCGAAGAAGAATGTCATCATATCTACTGTGCCAACAGTGTATCTAATACTTAAACCACTCTCAAATAAAATACCATTTTGAGGTATAGTTCTATCAAGCGTTGTATTATCAGTACCTATTGTTCTTGCTTTAAACAAAACAGTTCCTGATTCTGGAGTTCCATCAATAAATTCAACAATTCCAGCAGTGCCACCAGATACAATTGAGAATCCTTTTAGACGAACTCTATTGCCACCACCAACGGCTTGTGCCGCAGAAGCGATAGAACCAACTTCTATATTCCCTGCAAATTGTGCAGAACTTGTTACTGAAGTAACCGTTTTAAAGTATTTAGTGCCATCAACAGCTTCAGCAGAACCAGTAGATGTTATTACTTCTGTAAGAGCATTATCAAAAACATCTGTTCCAACAATAGTATTTGTTTTACCATTGTCACTTGTTCCTGCTGTGGTTACAGTTAAAATTCTAGCTCCACCAGAAGCAAACGCAGTGTTTGCTAATGTTGCTACTGTATTAGGTCTTGCCGCTGTGACTATAAAATCATCATCTGCTGCAACTTCATCACTTATAAAAGCTGGTTTTACGTCTGAACTGCCACCTGCCATTCCCATATTAATCTCCTTAGTAAAGTGGGGGAAATTAATCCCCCATTAAATTTTATTGAAACGGAGTTGCTAATGTAGCGTCACCAAGTAAGTATGCTGCACAATGCCAACGAGTAGCTGATTGAGCAGTTAATGTTATCATACCTCCAGATAGCCAACCTTGTTCTATTTCTCCCAAATCGATTGTATCATCATTTGATTGATCTGGTATAAAAGTGTTGGTATCTCCAGCAGTTCCTGGATCAGACAGTATAGCAAAGCCAGAATACAAATCAGCAGTTGCTCCTGTATTAATCTGTCCTGCTCCTGTAAATGTTGTTCCAACAATAAATTTGTATTGCTCACCACTTGCTGCAGCAGTTAGTTCTGGAAGTGTGACTACAATTCCAGCTGCTCTAGCAAAAATAAAAGTAGTACCTGATTGAGACGCTTCAACATCGTAAGTAGCAGTTGTAATTGTAACAACAGGTGTTTTAGCAGTTAAAGTACCAGTAAAAGCAGCGTTTCCACTTGAATCTATTGTAGCTGTATTTGTTTCTGTGCCTGTATTATCAGCAGTTGTAAATACGGTAATTCCTGTCTCAGATCGGACATTACCCTTAAAAGTAGTTGTAGCCATGTTAATCTCCTTGTCTTGGCAAATGTCAGCCAGATTATCCGACTGTCAAGGTATTATTAATAGTATACATAAAAAAAGGGTGACTTACAAGCCACCCTTTTAATAATCGAACAATTGTTCGTTAAGCTGCGCCTGGTGATCCAAACACACAACGAGGATCAGAGAATCCAAAAGCATATCTTTCTCTTGCTTTATATCTCATGTTTCCTGTGTCGAAGTCTGCTTCCATGCTTGTTCCTAATGGTGTTCTTTCAAAATATTTGAAACCATTTGGAGCATCTGTTTTGATGAAGAACGCATCTGTGTCTGTTAAGAAATGGTTAATTACATAACCTTCTGGTAACATACCCATGTTTTTCATTGCGTTGACATCATTGTCAGCAGTTCCAGGTCTTAGAGTTGACTCTAATAAACGATCAGCAACAAATTGTAACGCAGGTGGAATGATTAACTTCATACCACGAAGTGCAACAACCATGTTACGCTCATCAACAAAACCAGAGATGTCAATTAATGCACTCTCTAATGATGTTTCGTTTAAATCAGCGGCTGCTGATGGTTCATTTGAAAATGTTCCACCACCACCTAGAGGATGGTTTGTAGCACAAAGCTCTTTTCCATCACCACCAGTAAAGCTAGAACTAAAGGCATTGTTTAAAACAGATGCAGCTTTAATTTGCTTAGTGTGTGCCATTGATCTCGCTAGTGCCTTTGTGTATCTAGCACCAAGACGGTCATAGAGATTATCTTCCATTGCTTCCTCTGTTAGAGCGAAAGCTAATGCAACTGTCTCCATTGTATATCTTGATGTATATACTTCGTTAGCACTGTCGAATGCAACTCCAGATCCCTCTGATTTAGTTGCAGCATTGCCGAAACCACTAATCATCACTTCTTCTTCAAACGCTCTGTCTGAAGATTCTGTGTCATAGATTTCGGCATGTTCGTTGTCGTAACGGTCATATTCCATGCCAAAGATGGCATTTAGACCTGGTTCTAACTCTTTTACGAGTTGCGCTCTTGATATAGCCATTTAATTTCTCCTAATTACTAAGCTAATCCGACCCCTTTAAGACCGAATACATGGTTAACTATTACAACTTGCACATTAGTATGTGCTGAAGCAACATCTGAGTTTTCAGGATCTCTTGAAATATCAATTGCCTTTAGAGGTAAAGCTGTTGATGTACCTCCGTCAGTAACCTGTAATTCAGCTCCTGAAATACCAGTAACGGTACTACCAGCAGTTGTGTAAACAACATCAAAGTTACCTAACAAATCTGCCACTGGGAAAGCTATAGCAGCTTGGATTTCATAAATAACCATAGGGTCATCAATGATAAACGCTTCTATATCAGCCGCAGCAGTGCTTGCTGGGTAAAAGTTTGAAAAAGTTTCTTTTCCTGTTGATGGATCTGTATAACGACATCCGTTAAACACACCAACTATAGGAACAGTACCTGCATCGGCATGTATTTCTACACCACCGCCAGTGACTTGCATAACCATGTCACCTTGAAAGATAGCAGTTCCGTAATCATTGGCAATTCTATATCGGGATTGTCCGCCAGTATAGGGTGTTCCACCTATTCTGCCTATAGGACGTAGCCCGAATGCAGCATCTTTATTAGCCATTTTTCGTCTCCTAAACTTAGTTTAAATTATCAATCGACAGCCTTTTTGCCAAAAGCAACTTGAGACCGTCTCTCAGGTTTTAACATAGGCATTGCAGAGTTAGAA